TCCTGAGGACTGGAAGCTGTTGGCCGAACAAGTCATCAACTCGACCTACCCTTTGTCGGACGGTTCGGGTCGCCAGATGGCGGTCAAGCTGACCCTGTGTGACTCTGGCGGTAAGGCCGGTGTGACTGCGAACGCTTACGACTTTGTGCGGTGGCTTCGGTGGGGCGACTTGGATGGAGAAGACGACAGTGCGCCAGAGACCAACGACGAAGGCGACTACGACTGGAAGCCCGGTATGGCTGGACGCTTCTTGCTGGTCAAAGGTTCGTCCGTGAAAAGCGCACCCCGGATCAAGCTGGACTACCCCGACTCCCAGCGTTCGGATCGTCACGCGGGAGCGCGCGGCGAGATCCCTGTGCTGTTCCTCAACACCAACACGCTGAAGGATATGGTGGACAACCGCCTCGACCGGGCGGTCCCGGGCGGGCGGTTTGTCTTCCCTGATTGGCTGGACGACAATTTCTACATCGAACTTACTGTGGAGGTCAAAGACGCCGTTAAGGGCTGGATCAACCCCAAGAACTATCGCAACGAATCTTGGGACTTGCTGGCCTACTGCATGGCCGGGACTTTGACAGCGGGCATCAATCTGGAATACATAGACCCTACGGCCCCGCCGACATGGGCTGCTGAGTGGGATGAGAACGATCTGGTCTTCGATCCAGTCGAAAAGAAAACCCCCTATGAGGGGGTGAAGAAACCCGGTAAGAGTCTTTCCAAACTGGCAGGGGATTTGGCGTAGATCATGACAGCAGCCCTTACACCCGCAGAACGCACCCTCTTGACCGAACGCCTGACGGCGGCGGAAACGGCGCTTCACGAAATCCTTCTTGGCCGACAGGTCAAGACTTTCGTTGACCAATCAGGTGAGCGCGTCGAGTATCAGCTTATGAGCAAAGACGCTCTTCGCGCCTATATTCTGGAACTGAGGGTCCGTCTCGGGTTGTCCTCTGTGACCGGACCCCTCCGACCGTGGATGCTGTGATGAACCAGACTGCCAACTGCAAGATGCCCAGCATCCGCACTGTGGCCCCCCTTCAAAAAGGGCCTGCCATGTTTGGCGGGGCCTATGACGGCGCGGCAAGGTTTGACCGGCAGATCGCCGGATGGAACCCGCCGATCCAGTCTGCCGATCTGGAAATGCTGCCCCAGAAAGAGACGCTTGACGCAAGGTCGCGCGACCTGAACCGCAACGACGCCTATGTCCAAGCAGGCACGAACCTGCACAAGGACAGCATTGTCGGCAGCTTCTATATCCTGAACAGCAAGCCCAACTGGAATGTGCTGGGCAAGAATGAGAATTGGGCTGAGCAGTTCCAGCAAGAGGTCGAGGCGAAGTTCACGCTTTGGGCCGAGTCCCCGATGAAGTGGGTGGACGCTGCTGGTCAAAACGATCTGACAGCGTTGATCCGGTTGGCCGTGGGCGTTGCTACGATGGGCGGCGAGGTCTTGGCGACGGTCGAGTATCTGCGCGACAGCGGCAGGGACTTCAGCACAGCTATCCAGATGATCGACACCGACCGCCTCTCGACGCCGTTCACGATGGCGAACTCCCGGGACGTGCGCGGCGGTATCAAGCACGACCGCTATGGGCGTCAGGTTTCGGCCTTCATCCGTGTCGAACACCCGTCTGATTACCTCATGCGGTCCCCGCAGACTTCGGACTGGTGGAAGGAAGTTCCGTTCCGAAAGCCGTGGGGTCGCCAACAGGTGATCTATCTGCGCGAGCAAAACCGTGTCGATCAGACCCGGGCCATCTCGGATATCACGGCGGGCCTGCGTGAGATTGCGATCACCCGGAAGTTCCGCGACGTGACACTTCAAAACGCCGTGGTCAACGCGACCTTCGCGGCCAGCATCGAGTCCGAGTTGCCGTCCGAGGTCGTCTATCAGCAACTCGGCGCGAACCCGGGCCAGTCGAGCGGCGCGGGCGGCGTGGTGGACTACGCCGAGCAGTTCCTTGGCGCGGTCAACGAGTATGTCGGATCGTCCAAGAATATGATGATCGACGGCACCCGCATCCCGCACCTGTTCCCGGGCACCAAGCTGAATATGCAGCCTGCCGGAACGCCCGGTGGCGTCGGTCAGGACTTCGAGCGGTCGCTGTTGCGTTACATCGCTGCCACACTCGGCGTGTCCTACGAGGAATTGTCGCGCGACTTTTCCGAGACGAACTATTCGTCGGCCCGGGCTGCGATGGCGCAGTCCCATCGGTTCATGCAGTCAAAGAAGAAGATCATCGCTGACGGCTTCGCCAACATCGTGTTCCGCCTGTGGCTGGAAGAAGCGATCAACAACGACAAGCTGGACTCTTTCCGCAAGTCGGAAGCGCCGATGCTCTACACGGGCGACCACCTGAACCTCATGTTTGACGCCTTGTCGCAGTGCGACTGGATCGGCGCGGCGCGCGGCCAGATTGACGAACTGAAAGAGACACAGGCTGCCGTTCTGCGGATCAAGTATGGCCTCTCCACCCACGAAGACGAACTGGCCCGGCTTGGTAAGGACTGGCGGAAGACCTACGCTCAGTTGGAGCGCGAGGCCAAAGAACGTGACGAACGCAACATCGTGCTGTATGAAGACAACGGCACGAACGCAGCAAGCGGCAGTCCACGGGAATCCGAGGGCGATGGCACTGAAGGCGAGAAGAAGGACAAGAAGATCAAATGAAGAACAGCCACTTCGCGGAAGCCTTTGCCGCTGACCCTTTGTTGATCGACCCTGCGCGCGTTGCTTTGGTCAATGCTTCGCTGAACACGCTCTCGGACTCCGATGAGATGCAAACCATGATGGCCCCGGCATTGGCTTCGGAGGATGGCTATTGGGACCACCCCTATGAGGCCGGGGAGCCACACCCTTATCGGCCCTACTCAGTCTCGAATGGCACTCTGTCGATCCCCGTCCAAGGGGTTCTGCTGAACAACTTCAGCTTCCAGTATGGTCGCTACGCCACCGGCTACTCCTACGTCGAAAAGGCGCTGACCCGGGGCTTGGCCGATCCCGGCGTTGACCGGATCGCATTGGTCATCAACAGCCCGGGCGGTGAGGTCGCGGGCTGCTTCGAGTGTAGCGACAAAATCTTCGAGGCCCGAGGCGTGAAGCCCATCGGGGCATTCGCTGCCGACCACGCATATTCCGCTGCCTACGCGCTGGCGTCTTCGGCCAGCACCTTGTCTGTCACCCGCTCTGGCGGCACAGGTTCTGTCGGCGTGGTCACGACCCATGTGGACTTCTCTGAGGCCCTCGCTAATGATGGCATCAAGGTGACTTTCATTTTCGCCGGGAAGCACAAGGTCGAAGGGAACGCATACGAAGCATTGTCTGATTCGGCGAAAGCCCGTATTCAAGACAGAATCGACCGTATCTACAGCGTGTTTACCGGCATGGTGGCCCGCAATCGCGGTATGGACGAAAAGGCAGTTCGGGCAACTGAAGCCCTTACATTCGACGCTCAGGACTCGGTTGCGAAAGGTTTCGCAGATCGGATCGGGGCACTGGCAGAGGAAATGGTCGCCTTCTCGGAGGACGTGACCGATCAAGAGGATGAAAGTCTCATGACCACCTTCACGCAAGAACAGATGGACGCCGCAGTTCAAGCCGCTACCGCGCAGGCGATGACTGATGGGGCCGCTGCTGAACACGCTCGACGCACCGCGATCATGGGCTGCGATGCGGCCCAGACGCGCCCGCTCGCCGCCGCCGCTTTCGTGGACGGGGGCCTTGCGTCCGAGCAGGCCATCGCTCTGTTGGGCAAACTGCCCGAGGAGAAAGCCACTGTCGCCCCCGCCCCGGCCCCGGTTGCTGTTGCTGCTGCCGGTAGCACCCCGTTCGACAAGCACATGGAGGCCACGGGCAACCCCGAGGTCGGTGCGACCGCCCCGGGTGCCGACAAAGACGCAGATGACGACATGAAGGCCACGGCCTCCATCGTCGGTTCTGTTCGTGCCTACCACGGCAAGCCTGCTGCTGCGGCGTAAGCCACAGCCTCCGTCCTTCAACCTGCCGAGTCTTTCGGCGATCATCGTAGGAGCCAAGAAAAATGGCAGACGTTACCACCACTCACGGCGCTCCCGGGATCGCCGCTTTTGCCCGCGAGACGTATGGCAACATCGCGGAACTTCGCCTTCAGGACACCCCGGCGCTGGCCTTCCGCAAAGTGCGGATCACTGCCACGGGTGGCGATCTGGCCCTGCCGATCTACTCTGTGATCGGGCCGACTGGCCTTGCGGCTTACCAAGCAGTCCTCGCCAACAAGACGGTCGTGGGGATCACCGCGCATCCGATCAACCTGTTGGAAGATGCGTTCCTCGATATCGAGGTCATCTGCGCAGGCAACCTCGATATCAACGCCCTGACGTGGGCTTCGACCTTCGACACCAACGCCAAGAAACTGTCTGCGTTCGATGGCCTCGGGTCGCCGATCAACATGATCCTCGGGATCAACCCCTTCAACAGTGATGGCGTTCTGGCGTAATCGTCAGGCAGGAAAGGACTTTCCGAAATGGATAATACGATCTTCACCACCCGAACGCTTCTGGGTGCATACTACGACAAGGACGTCTCCGTCGCGCCGTCGAACTACTGGCTGAGCCTCTGCTTCCCGGGCCAGATCAACTTCGACACGGAGTATGTGGACTTTACCCGCATCTCCGACCAGCGCAAGTTGGCTCCGCTGGTCCTGCCGACCTTGCAGGGTAAGCCGGTCTATTCGGCTGCTGAAGAGCGGATTCAACTGAAGCCCGCCTATGTGAAGCCGAAGGATGCCGTGAGCGCCAGCCGCGTCATCAAGAAGGTCGCCGGGATGGGCGAACTGCACCAAGGGTCGAACATGACCCCCGCAGCGCGCTACAATCTGCTGGTCGCGGATATTCTGCGCCAGCACCGGATCGCCATCGAACGTCGCTGGGAATGGCTTGCTGCCGAAGCGATCCTGTATGGTCAGGTGACGTTGGTGGACGAAGCATACCCCACGACCATCGTGAACTTCCAACGCGCTGGGGGCCACACGGTCACTCTCGGGGCCGCTGCTCGCTGGGGCGACTCCGGTGTGTCGATCCTGAACAACGTCGAATCGTGGCGCACCACGATGCGCCGCGCAGCCTTTGGTGGCGTCAGCAATCGTATGACGGTCGGTGCAGCCGTCTGGGAAGTCATGCGTCAGGACTCCGAGATCCGCGAAATGCTGAAAGCTGACAGCTACCGGGCGAACTCGGGCGGGGTCGATCTGAACCTCGGGATGCGTGAAGGACTCGACGTGGAGTTCGTCGGCAGACTGAGCGGCACTCTCGAAGTCTTTGTCTACTCGGACTACTACCAGCTTGCGAACGGCACGGTCACACCCTTCATGGACCCCCGTGATATCGTGTTGACCAGCCCGAGTGTCGAGGGTGTCCGTTGCTTCGGTGCCATCCAAGACACCAAGGCCGGGATGCAGTCGCTCGAAGTGTTCCCGAAAATGTGGGACGCGGAAGACCCGTCGGCCACGTTCATCATGACCCAGAGCGCCCCGCTCATGGTCCCGATCAACCCGAACGCGACATTCCGCGCTCGCGTCATCGCCTAAGACCTGAAGGGGGCGGGTCTAGTGCCCGCCCCTTTTCGTCTCTGAACCCACCTGACCCCCTCACGAGCAAAGGAATGTCCCGTGAAACAACTCATCGCAATGACTGAAATCCACGTCACCGAAGTCCCCGGAAAACCCGGCGACCGCTTGAAGGGTATCGCCCCGATCCCGCCCAAAGTTCGGGTCATCCCCGCCACTTCGGTCTTCAAGGCGGCTGACGCCGCTCAGGAGAAAGAGTTCATCGACATGGGCGCGGCCCGTGTGGCCGAGACAGAGGACCGGATCGAGAAGGCCGAAGTGATCGACCTGTCGGGCGACGGCGCAACCAAGAAAAGTTCCGCCAAGCAGGCTGCTGAAGCCGATGTGGCCGAACTGGAAGCTGCGCGAGCGGCCTACATGGACGCATTTGGCGAAGAAGCCCACGGCAAGGCGAAGGCGGAAACGCTGCGCGGCAAGGTCGAAGACAAGGCGAAGGCTGACGCCGAAGCCGCAGGCATGGTCTGATCCATGTCCATTCGTGGGGTAAGGGAACT